ATTCATAAAAAAATGTATTAACGATAACTCCGTAACTATTTTAATCGGAAATCAAAACGCTCCTAACGCGATAAAGCCATTTATAACTGTTACTATATCTTCTATAAACCAGTTAGGGCAAGTTATTAAACATGAACCAAGGTTCGATGAGTTACTTGGTAACGTACAAGATTTTACTTACGTAAGAAATGCTTATATCCAAGTTCAATCTTTTTGTAACGACATTTTCCAACCCGCATCTTTACTTGAAAAAATAAGAATGGGGTTTGATATAGATTCTTCTTATAGTGTTTTTGGAAAGGAAATAGCTTTTGTGAGGGATTTGTCAGATATAATAATATTACCCACTCAGTTATCTGCAAATCAAGAATATAGAGCTGCTTATGATTTCATCTTATGTTACAACCAAACTATAACAAACAAAATAGATTATGTAACTCATGTAGAAATTACCAATGAAGTGAATTATGATAAAATTATTGTGGATAAGTCGGTGGATGTAGTATATAATATTGATAGTACAGAGTATAGCTTCTATACTACACAAGAAAATGATGAAGAGTAAATTATGTTTAGTAACGATTTAATTGATGATATAATAATTACAAGAGAAAGTCTTGGTGTAACAAGACAACAATTTTCCACAGTATTGTTGCTGGGAGATAGTAATAGTGAAGAAGATCAAATAAAAGAATATCGATCACTAAAAGAAGTGTTAGTTGATTATCTTGTAACCACACCAGAATACAAAGCTTGTTTAGCTCTTTTTCAACAACAACCATCTGTTTCGAAAGTATTAATAGCTCAAAAGCTACCTGCGGAAACGTGGATTAATTTATATACAAGATATACTAATTCTGGAAAATATGCTTATTGCGTAATGCTTACGACTGCGGATCTTAGTGATGACGAAATAAAAGCTCTAGTTGCTCTAATACAAACTAATGAACAAATTATTGCGCTTAATATAACAGATGCAAAGAGAGTTGCTTTAGCTGATTTTTTTAAAACTCTAAAATATAATAGAGTTTTAAGTATTTTTAAAGATGAAAACACTGATTATCCAAACTGTGCAATTATGGGAGCTATCTTGCCAAAAGATCCTGGAACTCAAAATTTGACTTTACTTCCTGTATTAGGAATTGTTCCAGCTTCTTTAACAACTACAAAAAAACGTGAGTATGAATTATCTAATATGAATTATTATGATTACTTCTCCAATGGAATTGCAAGAGTCGGAGCCGGGTGTGGGAAAGTTGCTTCAGGAGAATCTTTTGAATATATTTATATGATTGACTGGATATCAACAACTGTAAAAGAAAATATATCAAATCTATTCTTATCTCAACCAGTTATTCCATTTAATCTTTTTGGTTTAAGTTTAATAAGTTCAGCAATACAACAAGCTCTAGCTACAGCGGTCTCTAAAAGATTAATTGAACCAATTAGTGAAAAAAATGTAGTTATGCCTGACTTAAGCACTATTTCAAGTCAAGATAAAATATCGGGAAATTTAAAAGGTATTACATTTTATTTCACACCTACAGGCTCTATCAAACATATTGAACGTATCTTTGGTATAGTGACTGATGGAATAAATATATTATAAAATAAAAGGGTAGAATATGACTAATTATAAAGCTTCGGATGTAAAACAATGTCAGTTGATTGTAGGTGGTACTGAAATTACTGGGGCTATGGATGGAGATTACATAACTTTTGATATTCCAGAAATAGAAACTGTAGTAGCTGATGCAAATAGTAATAGCTATATAATCAAAAAAGGTAATAAAAACGTTACTTTAACAGTAAACTTATCAAGCGCAAGTCCATCTACTGAATATCTTTGTAATTTATGGAATCTTAGACGTGCTGGTGTTAATAACAAAATCGCTGTTCGTTACAATGACTTTTCAAGGGGCACTCAAATTGATTGTGAGAATTGTTCTATTAATATGAATTCAGGCACTCTTTCTTCAAGCAATGATGTAGCTGATTCTTGGACAATAATCTTAATGGATGCTAGCTTTAGTAAAAAAGGATTACAACAAATATAAAATTAAAAATTATGACAGAATTAAAAATACAAAAATTAGATTTTCAAGATTTAGGTATAGAAACTTTTTTTAAAAACGAAGACACTAAAATAAATTATGAAATTTTACCGCTTTTAGTAAGTGATGGAATTCCATATCAAACAAAATATTTTAAATATATATCGTGTTCTAGCGAGAAAGACTTTATGTCAAATCTATCAAAAGAAGATATGTACGGTATATTAAAACATACTATGGCAGATGGTAAATTGATAAATAAAGATAATTTTGACCAAATCTTTTCTGATTCAGAGGAAGCTATGGCTGTGATTATGGCAAGTTTATTGTTTCACTCAAAAGGTAGAGAAAAAAAAATTTCTGGGACCAAGCCAAAGCTAACACTTGTACAAAAGGATTAAGCGAGGAAATCCTTTCTGAATGGGATATAATGAGATTAGTTTTAGATTTAGGTTATGATTATCTTACAGTAAAAACTAAATATACTTATTATGATCTTATGAAATTAAATGCGGTTTTAGATTATAAAGAACATGAGTTAAATAAACAAGCTAATAATAAAGATAAAAATCATAAATGAGTACAGTTTTAAGAAGATTAGTAACAGTTCTTGGGTTTAGGATAAATAAGACTGGCCTTGGCGATTATGAAAAATCTATTAACTCTTTAAAAAAAAAAATGAGAGGAGTTGTATTTGGCAATGTAGTTTTGTCAGGAGTAGCTCTTGGAGTAGCTAAAACCGTAACTTCTCTAGATGAGCTTTCAAATAAAGTTGGATTAACTATAGGCGATATTAAAGCCTTAGAATTAGTATCTCAAAAAACTGGCAATAGTTATGGTGAGTTAACTAAGACAATGTCTAGTTTTGCTGACAAAGTTTCTAAAATACAAAACCCGATTATTAGATTAAACACATTGCAATCTTTAATGATTGAAAAAAATAAGAAATTGGCAAATGTTTTTAATCAGTCTACAGATGGCTTTAAAAAATCAATAGCCGAAGTTTCTAGTTTAACAAATGTTTTTACACAAAAAAATATAGAAGATTCAAAGCAATATATTAGGAACTGGTCTGAATTCCGTACTATTTTAGATGAAGTAAGAAATCAGATCGGATTATCTTATATGCCAGTTTTTAATGAACTTACTACTAAATTTAAAGGTTGGTATTTAGAAAATAAAGAATTTATAAAAAATATATCTACTGTTTTATCAACAGTCCTGGGGAAAAGTTTAATGATTTTAGGTGATATTGTTGGATCTATTATATATCCATTCAAAGTAATGACCAATCTTTTGTTTGAAGTAGATAAGATATGGGGTACTTTTACAAAAACCATTGACGGTCTTGCTCTAGGTTTTCAATATTTACTTCCAGCGATTTTACCAGTATCTAGACTTGTAAAAGTACTATCTTTTTCATTTTTGTTTTTAAGTGACGTAATAAAAGACATCACAGGTTGGATGAATGGTTTAGACTCTGTATCAGAAAAGTTTTTTGGTAAATGGGAAAATTATACAAAAAGTTTCTCAAATTTTTCATCTTCACTTAAAGATTCTACAAAGAGTTTAATGAATACTTTATCTAATTTGAGTGCTAAAGATTTATTCCCAAGTCTTAGTGACAAAGAAGTTAAAATAAATAGTATTGTAAGTAACGTTGATAAAAAATTTACTAACCCTAGTTTAACTAGCCCTTCTTTTTTTAATAAGAACAACTTAGGTTCTAGAAATGATGCTAAGAGTGTAAATGTAGCTCCAAGCTTCTCTATAAAAATAGAGAATATATCTGTTGGAGACAATGTGTCTTCAAGCCAAGCAGAGTCTACAGCTTTAAAAATTAGTGAGATGATAAGTAAAGAAGTTGATACATCTTTTAAATTAATGTTTTCAGATTTAACAAATAATGTAACATCTTAATTATGTCTACTACCCTTATAGCTTCAATTAGTCAAGCCTTATTATTTACCAAGACTTTTACGGGTTTTAGAAATAAAATTGCAGATTTAGTTATAGATGCTACAGATTCTGAAATCATAGAATATTCTTCAATAATTACAAATCATCCAGTATCTAGTGGGTCTAATATATCAGATCATATATATGAGAATCCTATTTTGATAACTATGGAAGGTAGGATAACTAATGATTCATTGTTAGGTAGAGATTTTGATACATTGCCAGGGTTTTTAGAAGGAAATATAGTAACTAATATATATAATTATATAACTGGGCCAACTAAAAAACAAATTCTAGCTTTTAACTGTTTAGAGACTTTAAAGAAAAACAAAAGTTTAGTAACAATAGTAGCTAAAATGAAGACTTATGATAACATGGCTATAGAATCATTGAACTTTTCAAGGGACAATGAAGTGGGTGATAATTTATGTTTTACTATAAAACTTAAGCAAGTAAATATTGTTACTAGCAAAATAGTAAATATTACTAAGCCGATTATAGCTTCTAAGAAAGTTGGAGCTTCTAACCTTGCTAGTTTAGGAAGGGGTGATGTACAAAAACTTAGTTCAGAGAATCAGCAAAAAACTAAAACAAATTTAAAGCAAAATTTAGACAGATTAACAAATATACTACCAAGTTTTTAAAATAAAATGTATCAAATAACTTTACAAAACAACCTATATTACGAAGAAAGTTTTATTCTAGATAATGAAACTTTTACTTTTGTTTTTAAGTGGAATGAAAGAGCTCAAGAGTGGAGTTTAGATATAAAGAATGGCGATGAATATATTAGTATAACTATATCTCCTAACCTTTTAATAGAGAATCTTAAAATAAAATTTGAGATTAAAAAAAGCTTAGAGACTAAAAATAATTATTCGAAGATTGATATTTACAATTTGTCTCAAAAAGATAGAAACGCTATTAGCAGTGAGCAATATGCTTTATTTAAAATGAAATGTGGTTATTCAGAAGATCAAGGTTTAATCAACATAGCACAGGGCAATGTTAGTGATGTAATACATTCTACGTCTGTGCCAGATATTGTAACTACAATATATTCTAAAGATGGTTTTAGTGCTATAAAAAATAATTATATTCAGCTTTCTTTTAGTGAAAACACATCTATACAAACTATAGCAGATAAAATAATTCAAAAAATGAATTTGCCTGTTAGGTTTTCAAACTTAAAAAATCAGACTATAAAGAATGGTTATAGTTTTATTGGGACAGTATCTGAGGCTCTAAATGATCTTGGTAATCAGTATGATTTTGATTGGTCTATACAAAACGGAGAAATACAGATTTTAACAAAAAATTCTTCTACCAACTTCCAAGCTTTTTTGCTATCGCCAGAAACTGGGTTAATTGAAAACCCAACTAGAACTATTAAAAATAAATATTTTGAAAAGAAAGATAAAGGTGAATATTCCGTTACTTCATTATTAAATCCTCAGCTTGAAGTTGGTGATTTAGTTTCAGTAGATAGCAATGCTTTAAAAGGTAATTTTTTAATCAAAGAAATAACTCATACTGGTGACACAAGGGGCAATGAATGGTATAGTAGACTCATTATAACAGATAGATAGTAAGAATGTATAATGAGTTTTTAGAAGCTTTTCAAAAGAAAATCTCGACTTCGCTGAATGTATGTTTACCTGCAATAATTGAATCTTATGATTTTAAAACTCAAAAAGCTAATGTTAAGATAGATTCTAAAAGAATAGAAGATAATGATGAGTTAACAGACTATCCAGTAATCTCAAGCGTGCCTATTATAATGCCATCTTCGGGTGGGGCTTATATTACTATGCCAGTTCAAGTTGGAGATTCTTGTATAGTTTTTTTTGCAGACAAAGATATTAGTAATTGGTTAAATGGTTTATCGAACCAGAAACCAGAAACTAAAAGAATTCATAGTTTGTCAGACGCAGTAGCTATTATGGGATTACATCAATTCACAAAGCCAATACCAATTGAGAATAATGTAGATCTAAATATTCATCATGCTAATACTACTATTAAAATAAAAGAAAATGGAGATGTGGAAATTAATTCTAAAAATCATATTAAACTTACATCTAAGACAGCAGAGGTGAATCTAGAGCATGATGCTATTATTAATTGTAGAGACGTTCATCTTAAATCTACGGGTAATGTGAATTTTGAGACTACAAATCTTAATGTAAAAGGTGATTTACATTTAGACGGTAAGGCGTTTGGTAAGAATAATCAAACGTTTAAGGTTGGGGCGAAATTAGAAGTCACCGGAGATGTTGAAGCTACGGGGGATGTAAAAGCAGGTTCTGTGTCATTAAAGAACCACACTCATTCATATCTAAAACCCGCTTCTGGCCCAATGGTTCCAGCGCAAACAGGAGGTGCTACATGATTGTTAAAGATTTATATTTAGATCCAGCGAGTCATGATCTAGTAATAGAAAATGGTGAGATTCGATTGACTAAAGATGGAGAGATTACTTTGCAAAAAATCAAAACTAGATTGTTGTTCTTTATTGGAGATAGTTTTCTTAATCCCGACAATGGAGTTGATTATTTACAATATGTTTTTGCAAAATCGGTAAGTGATGAGACAATAAGAAATCTTTTTATCAAAGAACTTCAAGCTATACCAGAAATTATAGAAATAATGGAATTAGAAGTAGTTAGAGATAGAGTGGGTGAGAAAGTAACTATATCATTTAAAGTAAAAGATATGAATGGAAATATTGTAGAAGGTACAGCATGAGTTTTGGTTTAACGGCGACTGGATTTAAAAGAAAGATGTTTGAAGACAGTATGAAAGACGTAAGTGAAAAGTTAGCAAGTAGCTGGGGGTCTTTTAATACAGATGAACAAGGAACTAATATGCAACTACTCTCTGCATATACATTTGAGACTTCGTCTTTGTGGGAAGCGCTAGAAGCACTTTATAACTCAATGTATCCTGACACTGCTTTTGGTATGAGTTTAGATAATATTGTAAGCTATATAGGAGTGGTAAGAATACAAGCTACTAAAACTACTACATTAGCAAAATTAAGTGGTAAAAACCAAATAGAAATACCTTTTAATAGCCAAGTAACGGCTGAAAACGTTGATACTATTTTTAATTTGAATAATACAGTTAAATTATCTAATGAAGCTTGTTATGATATCACTTTAACTATAGCTGATAATATCCCAGATAATTTTACTATATTTGTTAATATAAACAATGAAGTTTTTAATTATGTCAAACAACCTGCAGCTAGTTTAACTACGATTGTAAATAATTTAGTTACTTTGATCAATGCTAGTAATCAAATGATAGAAGCTTCTAATGTAAATGATAAGCTTTATATAAAAACTACTGATAATGATCTTTTGATGGAAGTTTATATATCTCAATATATATCTATTGATATAGTTAGTAATTTAGGAACCTTTAGTGCGGAAGATGCTGGATATATTACTTTAGCGATTAATGCTTTAACTAATATACAAACACCTATATCTGGTTGGATATCTGTAATCAATGAAACATCACCAAATCTTGGTAGAAATTTAGAAACAGATGAAGAATTACGTATAAGAAGAAGAGCTTCGGTAAGTTTAATTGGAGCTGGGACAGTAGAAGCTATAAGGGCTAAAGTTGCAAATTTACCTGGTGTTAGCTCTGTAGTACTTATAGAAAATGCAACTGATCAAACAGTAAATTTATTACCTCCACATAGTTTTGAATGTTTGGTAGCTGGAGGAGATGATAACGAAATAGCCTTAACAATTTGGCAAACAAAAGGTGCTGCTATAGCTACTTATGGAAATGTAACTATTGAAGTGCCTGATAGTACTGGAAATTTACAAACAATAAGTTTTTCAAGACCAGTATATTTGTATATATATGTAGATATCACGCTTGTGAAGGATGAATCAAAATTTCCAATAAATGGCAATGATATAATTAAAAACAATGTAGTAGCTCAAATATCTAAATTTGCAGTAGGAGAGACTATATTATATCAATCATTATTTGCTGCAATATATAACGTACCAGGTGTGACACTTGCTACTGTATTAATAGGAGGTAATGCAATTGAAGTAAAACCAAGTCTAATGCTAGACGCAAATATTACTATGGATAAAAGTCAAATTCAAAAAACTGATATAAGTAAAATCACAATATTATGATTGAAAAAATTTCAAATCACGTTGAAAGAGCTAAAAAAAATTTGATGACTCAGTATAAAGATAGCATTAAATTCAATCAGTTATTACAAGCTCTAGTTGAAGAACTCCAAGAAATAGAAGATGTTTTTTGGGATTTATATACTTTAACATATATCAGTACAGCTTTTGGGTATCAGTTAGATAGGATCGGAGATACTGTAGGTATTTTAAGATATGGATTAGATGATAATCAATATAGAAAACGTATATATTCTCAGATTATCTTAAATGCAAGTAATGGCGAACCTGAGATTTTAATAAGAGCTTTGAAGCTATTAATGAATGCTACGAATATTGAATATACTGAATATAAGCATGAAATTATTATAACTTTTAGAAGCGATGAATCTGACCCATTTTTACATTCTCAAATGCAAAAATTATGTTTAGCTGGTATAAAAAAGATTTTCTTATATCAAGATTTTTCAGATACAAAATTTACTTTTGCAGAAAGATATTTAGAAGAT